GCACTTTCTACATTGCGCCATCCATTACCCCTGCTCAAGTCGCTGCTAGTACAACAGCAGTACAGACTTTTACAGTTCCAGGCTTGTTAACAACTGACTATATCCAACCAGGCGGTTACATTGCTAACCAAACTGCTGGAATTTTCATAGCCGAAACAGATTGTTTGACCAATAACGTATTGACTGTTCAGTTTGGTAACTGTAGTACATCTGCTGCAACTCCTGCATCTGGTGTATATGAGTTCCAAATTGTTCGTTACGACGGCTCAGCTCCTGTAAACGCTGCTTAATCATGGCAAATACAAGCGTTTTTAGGCCAGTTGGCCCATCATACGTTGTAGCTGTTTCGACTACCGCTTCAACTGCTTTGACTGTTACTCCAGCGGGTAACGATCAAATCAATTATTGCGGTTTTCTTAACACTTCAGCCAATCCGATTGCGCTTACGATTACAGAAGCTAACGCTCTGAACTCGGTCACAGCTCCTGCAGCGGTATTTCCGACTGCCGGAACTCCTACTAACACAGTAATACTCGGAATTTCTATGTCAACACCAATGGTAATTGCAGTTCCGTCTAACGGATTTTCTGTAAGCGCTATTACTGCGACATCGACTGCTAATCTGTATATTACTCCTATGGCAGATCAATCATGACAAACCAAGTTGCTAATACATCAACTGTAAACACAGTAGCTGTAATGACTTATGAAGGTTTACCAACAATTGCTTCTGGATTTGGTGGCTCTGGTGCTCAAGTTTTGGGCAACAATGTCGGCATATTCAGAGTAGTTTTTGGTGGAACTGCTGGTAACACAGGAACTTTCACATTTCCTGTTGCACCAAATGGTTGGCTAGTCCAAGGTTATGATATTACTAATGGAACTACGTTGTTTTTGCAACAAACTGCATACACAACGACTTCAGCGACAATGAATAGTTATTCAATAACTACTGGTTTAGCTGCAAATATGGGCGCTGGTGATACCTTAATCTTTACTGCTCAAGCATTTTAATGACAAACCAAGTAGCGCTAACCCAAACAACGAATATTGTTCCTGTTCAGGCAATATTTGATGTCAATGGTGTGTGTGTTGGATTGGTTGGGCCAGGGGGTGAGTTCTTCTCACCTCCTCTTTCGTCTGACATTATCTCTAATGCCTCGATTTTTACCAGTACGATTAATAGTACGCCAATTGGTGCGACTACTCCGTCAACTGGTAGTTTTACGACTTTATCTAGCCCTAACGTCAATATTACTGGTGGCTCGATTTCAGGCGTAAGTATTACGATTACTGCGCTAAACAATACCCCTGTAGGAAATATTACTCCGTCCACGGGTGCTTTTACATCTTTAAGTGCTACATCTTCTAATTTCACAAATCTGAGCGTTACAAATACGATTACAGGGTCTATTTCTGGTAATGCTGCGACTTCGACCAATGCGACAAACGCAACAAATGCAACAAACGCAACAAACGCAACGTATTCAACTAATTTAGCTGGTGGTTCAACAGGAGCTGTACCATATCAGACAGGATCGGGTGCGACATCCTTTGCGACAGGAACTGGTGTTTTTGTTGGTGGATCAACTCCTAGCTTTACGACAACACCTACTTTTGTAGGAACAAATATCACAGGAACGGCATCTGCCTTGAGTATTGGTGGAAACGCTGCAACTGCAACAACATCAAGTAATATCACAGGAGGGAGTGCTTATGCCTTTCCGTATCAAACGGGTTCTGGTACGACTTCGTTCCTTTCTGCGGGGACTTCAGGGCAAGTTCTCCAAACACTAGGTAGCGCATCTGCTCCGCAATGGGTTAGCCAATCATCTTTATCGGTAGGCTCTGCGAGTAACATTGTCGGTGGTTCTGCTGGGGTAATTCCTTATCAGACTGCCATTGGTGCAACAGGATTTACTGCCGTTGGCTCTACTGGACAACTGCTTCAGTCTAATGCAACTAGCGCCCCAACATGGGTCAATGCTAATACTTTGAGCGTGGCAAGTGCGACTAATTTACTGGGTGGCGCTGCTTATTCAATACCTTATCAATCTGCACTTAATGCAACGACATTCCTTGCGGTGGGTAGTTCAGGACAGGTTTTAAGCGTTACTAGTGGCGGTGCTTTGACTTGGGCAACACCAACTGCTTATGCAACTGTAACGGACGACACAACTACTAATGCGACACGTTACCCTTTGTTTGCTAACCAAACATCGGGTAATTTATCGACTGAGTACACAAGTTCTACTAAACTGCAATATAACCCTAGTACAGGCGTTTATTCTTCACCTAGTTTTTACTCAAGCGGAACGTCTCAGTTTGGCAATGGTTCTGCCAATTACATTCAAATTCAGGGCGGTGCAACAACTGTAGCTCCTGTAATAAGCGCAGTTGGATCAGATGCAAACGTGCCTTTAGTGCTTCAGCCACAAGGAACAGGAGCATTACAAGCACAAAAAACAGATTCTACTGCTACAGGTGGTAATGCTAGGGGTGCTAATGCGGTTGATTGGCAGACTGGTAGGAGCAATGCTACTTATGTAGCTAGTGGAGCAAGTAGTAGCATATTAGGCGGGTATTCAAACACCGCATCTGGTCAAAATAGTGGAACATTAAGCGGTGCTTTCAATACTACTTCTGGATATTCAGCAGTTGTCGCAGGTGGTTATGCAAATCAAGGTGCTCTTGGTTCTTTTTCTGGAATTATTTCAGGATATGGTAATACTGCTGCAGGATATTTAAATATTATTGGTGGCGGTTATGGTAATAGTGGAACATCTAGTTCAACTGTAACTACACAAGCAACAACAACTGTTACAAGCGGTTCAACTGCAGTCACACTATCTGGATCAAACGCATCAATTAAAGTTGGTCAGTTAGTTACTGGTACTGGAATTGGAAATTTTCCAAATACATATGTTGCTGCAATATCAGGTACATCTTTAACTCTATCTCAAAACGCAAGTGCATCTGGCTCACCACTCTTATCTTTCTTCACACCTCATGGAATAGTAGTAGGAGGAGGAAATAACCAAGCAACAGGCTCATATAGTTTTATTGGTGGTGGTGGTGATGCAGGTACTGCGGCAAACAGAAATACTGCTTCAGGCGATTGGTCATCAATTTTAGGTGGTAAATCAGCAATTACTAGAGGTGTAATAGGCGCACAAGCCTATGCTTCTGGTGAATTTTCTGCTCAAGGAGATGCTCAAACAGGCATTTATACTTTAAGGAATACAAGTACATCTGCCACTTTAGTTGTATTAACTGCTGATTCTGGAACTGCTGGAACATTAAACCAAGCAGTAATTCCATCAAATTATGCTTACACATTTAGGGCATTAATTACTGGCAGAAATACATCAACAAACGATACTGCTTCATATCAGATACTTGGTTCAATACAAAATACAAGTGGAACTGTAGCTCTTGTTGGAACTCCAAGTGTAACTACAATAGGATACACAGCAAGTGCATCAACATGGGTTGTTTCTGCAACAGCAGATAATACAAATAAAGCAATAAGTATCAATGCAACTGGTGTGGCAAGTACCACTATACATTGGGTTTGTAAACTTGAAACAATAGAGGTTGGATAATGGCATTAAAAATTAACATAGAACAAACTCAATTTGGCGCACCAGCACCAGAGGCTTATGCTCGTGTAACCAACTTCTTTGGAAACAAAGACAACATCCAAGTACAGGTATCTGTGCATTTCTCAAAGGATGCTAGAGACTCAAATCTAAGCCCTGTCATGGAACACGCACATTACATTGGATTAGCAGACCTAGCGGGTAAGGGTGAGCTGATGACTGCAATCTATGAAGTTCTTAAAACAATGTCTCAATACCAAGGCTCAACGGACGTTTAAAAATGGCTATTAACCAAGACAACGTAGCAGACAAACTTATTCCTACTACTGGAACATTGACTGTTTCTGGCGTTTTGGCGTACACAACAGGAACGACAACAGTTGCACCTGTTACTTTTACGGCTGGTACAAACCTGACAAGCCCAGTTCAAGGCGCAGAAGAGTTTGATGGCGCATCCTTGTACATTACAGGTAACACAACAACTGGTTCTGGCAGACAGATCATAAATGCAAGTCAAGTCGCACAATTGGCATCTAGCGCAACTGTGGCATCTGGCGGTCAATTTTTTACGTCTACTGTCAGACCAGAACTATTGTCAGGACATTTGTACAAATTTAGGTATAGTTTGCTATTTACAAAAGCGACTGCTGGAACGATTACAGTATCATTTTCTAACTCAGCAACGTCCAATTTCACCATTTTTAACGCAAATATGCAGTTAATTCAGGTAAATAACGGAACATCTGCTATTTACAATTCCTACGCAGCTGCTGCAGCGACTTCTACGTTTCCTGTATCTTTTGGACTATTGGACGCAACAAGTTATTCAGCGTTCATTGAGGGTGACATAATTCCGTCAGCAAACATGAGACTTCAGCTCTTAGTGACAGATTCTGCAGGAACTGTAACGTCTTTGTTAGGCTCAAACTTTCAGTTTACCGATCTTGGGACAACAAACATAGGAAATATTGCATGACCTACGATTGGACTATCAACGATATTGAAGCTGAAAACGAGCAAATTAACAAAGTTTACTACACTTGTACGCTCACCGATGGCGATTTTAAAGTGGAAACTGAGGGTTGGTGGAATATTAGACCTCGTATTCCCATGCCAGTTTTCAAGGAAATCACACACAATAATGTTTGTGCATGGGTAGAAGAAGATAGTACACAAAATGGCGTAAATATAATAAAATCAAGGTTAGCAGAACAACTTGAAAATCTGAAAAAAGAAAAGGTAAAAATGCCTTGGTTGCCTGCTGAAACATTTAAGGTGTCTCTATGACAATGCCAATCGACATTATTACAAGGGCGATGAAAGACATAGGGGCAATAGCTTCTGGTGAAACCCCTACACCTGACGAAGCGCAAGATGCGTTTGATATGCTCAACGACTTACTCGATCAGCTGTCAAACGAATCCATGATGACGTTTTACAAGACTGAGATTATTTTCCCGATAACTCCAGGTCAAACTCAGTACACAATCGGGCCAGGCGGTCAAATTGGCGCTCAAGTGGTCGGATCAATATCAGGAAATATCCTCACGATTACATCCATCAATTCTGGTGGTGTTGCAGTTGGTCAGACTTTGTCAGGAACAGGAATAACGACAGGAACTACAATTGTAGGATTTCTGACAGGCGCTGGTGGTCAAGTCAATGAAGCGGGTACTTATTTACTTAATACGACATATTCGTCAGCAGTTGCAAGTACAACGATTCAACTTTACTTTCAACGTCCATTAGCTATCAATTCAGGATTTGTTCGGGTAAACACCAATTCCAATGGTACACCTGTTTATCAAGGTGGACTTGATTATCCATTGTCTGTTTTGGACTATGGGCAGTATCAAATGATTGGACTGAAAACACTTTCAGGGCCTTGGCCTAAAGCGTTTTACTACCAACCAACAGAAACATTGGGCAATATCTTTGTGTGGCCTAACCCATCTCAGGGTGAAATGCACTTGTTTGCAGACACATTGTTCACAAGATACGCAACGCTAAACGACACAATGATTCTTCCGCAAGGTTTTACCAATGCTTTACGTTGGCTACTCGCAGAGCGACTTATGCCCATGTTTGGCAAAATAAACGGCACACAATTGCAAATGATCGGAGCATACGCTGCTCAAGCAAAGTCAGAACTCAAGCGCACAAACATGAGACCTCCTCCAGTTTCTAGGTACGATGAAGTGATTACTTCAAGCAGAAGCCGGGATGCCGGGTGGATACTTTCGGGGGGTTTCTTCAGGTGACTTTTTCCGCTATAATATGGTTGTACTTTAAAGGAGTAAACCATGTACACAAAAGAAGAAGTAATTGAAAGAAAACGTGCAAAAGATAATGCGGCATATGCAAGAAAAATTGGAAGACCTGTAGGAAATGCAGGAAGACCAGCAAACACAGCAGATGTGTTGTGGTCAAAGGTAGATAAAAAAGGCGAAGATGAATGTTGGAATTGGAATGGTTATAAGAATAATGAAGGCTATGGTAGGACTTGGATAAAAGATCAAGGTTACTATGCACACAGAGTTATTTTTAATTTAGTTTTTCCAAATGTAATTGAGTTAAATGCTCCTAAATCTACGGATGATGTTGGTTTTTTATTGCACACTTGCGATAATCCATCATGTTGTAATCCGAAACATTTATGGGTAGGTACTCATGCAGATAACATGGCTGATAAAGTTGCAAAAGGCAGATCACCTGACTTTAGTGGCGATAAAGGCCCAAGAGCCAAATTGTCTATGTCTCAAGCAAAAGAGGCAAGGCAATTAAAGAAAAATGGGATTAGTGCAAAAGATTTAGCAAAACAATTTGGTTTAAGCCTATCAAGCATGAAAACATTGCTAAGAGGCGATTCATACAAGGAATAACATGGCATCAACAACATTCGTCAATTATCAAACAGTCATAGACGCTGGGTGGCTCAATGATGTCAACTCTGCGGTCTATTCTGGCACATTCCAAGCATCTACTATTACGCCTACAAACGTAACGTCTTCTGGCGCTATTTCTGGCGCTACAGTTGCGGGAACTACGTCTGTAACCACACCTATTGTTAAGAGTGGTACGTCTTTATCTTTGCAGACTAATGGCTCTACTACTGCGGTAACAATAGATACATCTCAAAATTTGTTGGTTGGTACTACAAGTGCTGCAGGTAGTGCTAGTACCTTTTACAAAGCAAATCCAGAAAATACAAGAGTTTTGAGTCTTTCAGGGCAAGACCAAGGCTGTGCTGCTTTTTATGTGTGCAGTTCTGGAGGAGAAAATGCTGCTGCTACTGCAATGAATATTAAAAAGAATTCATCAACGAGCCGTTCTATCAACGCAGCGGGAACTGTAAACGCAGCTGGGTTAGACTATGCTGAATACATGATTAAATCTAGTAATTTCACCATAAATAAAGGTGATATTTGCGGTATTGATGTAAATGGTAAATTAACAAATGTATTTGCAAACGCAATAAGTTTTGTAGTTAAATCAACCAATCCATCTTATGTTGGAGGTGATACATGGGGAAGTGTAGAAAAACTAGGATTTACTACACCAGAAGTTCCTGTTAGATCAGAAAATGAATCTGATGCAGATTGGGAAACTGCTCAAGCTAATTACAAAACTGCTTTAAATGCTTTTGAATCTGAATTAGCAACTGCTATTGAGACTGCTAGAGTATTGGTAGACAGGATTGCATTTAGTGGTCAAGTTCCAGTCAATGTAACAGGTGCATCGGCAGGACAATATATTGTTCCAGTTGCCAAACAAGATGGCTCTATTGGCGGTGAAGCAGTATCAGAATCCGCAATGACACTTCAGCAGTATATGCAGTCAGTTGGTAAAGTTATATCTGTAGTTAACAATGTGACAACAATAATTGTAAAGGTAGCATAATGCCAGACTTTGGATTTGTTGGAGCAGCGTACCAAGCACCATCAATCTACCAAGATGCTCAAGAATGTATCAACTGGAGACCTGAAGTTGATCCTACTAAAGCACAAGGTGAGAGAGGGGTAGTTGCGCTTTATCCAACTCCAGGACTGACTACAAAGATTGTTTCTCAGAACCAACAAGAAGTCAGGGGATTGCGGACTCTTTCAGGTGGCTCACAATGTATGGCGGTGGTCGGGCCATACGTTTACGTTATTTCCTCTAACTTTACTCCGTCTTTGGTTGGTCAACTCAGGACTACTACTGGTCGTGTTGGCATATCTGATAACGGAGTGAACGTCTATATTGTTGACGGATCGTATCGTTATACATGGCGCATTTCTAATCCTGGAGTAGCGCAGTTCAATGGGTCTATTTCAGGCACAACTTTAACTGTTAACAATTTACAGACTGGAGCATTGGCGGTTGGTCAACAAGTATTTGGAATTGGTGTAACTCCTGAGACTGTGATTGTTTCAGGTAGCGGTACAAGTTGGACTGTTAATATTTCTCAGACTGTATCTTCTGAGGCAATGAATACGGCAGCTGCAGGAGCGATTGTCACAGGCTCATTGGGGTCTGGAACTTTGACTGTAACTGCGGTCTCTTCTGGTACTTTGTATGTTGGACAGACTGTTCAAGGCACTTCAGTTACTGCAAATACTGTGATTACGGCTCTTGGTTCAGGCATAGTATTGTCTGGTTCTGTATCGTCTGGGGGCACAGGATACGCAGTAAATGATACTGTAACTGTGGTTGGTGGTACTTATTCACAACCAGCTACTTACGTTGTTACTTCTGTATCTGCTGGAGTTGTAACAGGAATTAGTCAAACATCTGGTGGAGTTTATACGTCTAACCCTGTAAGTCCTGTAACGACTTCTACAAGCGGTGCGGGAACTGGTTTGGTATTGGCTTTGACGTTTGGCACAGGAACTGGTGGAACTGGAACATATACAGTTTCGGGGTCGCAGACTGTAGGTTCTGAAACTTTATATGCTCTTAATTTCTCTGTATTGCCAACATCTGACGGAGCGTTTAGCGGTGCGGATGTGGTGGATATTGTGGACAACTACTTTGTCTATAACTATCCTGGCACACAACAATGGGGTGCGACTAATGCGTTGTCTCCTATTTCTCCACAATTGTCTTTCTCATCTAAAGATGGCTCACCTGATAATCTAGTTTCTATTATTGTTGACCACAGAGAGATTTATTTGTTGGGCGAGACTTCATCCGAGGTTTGGGTGGATGTAGGTGCGTTTCCTTTCCCATTTCAAAGAATACCTGGCACAAATACTCAGCATGGAATCGTGGCTAAGTTTTCTGTATCTAGGATTGGGGACTCATTTGCTTACGTCTCAAGGGATTTGAGAGGGCAAGGCACGATTGTAATGATGAATGGGTATACATCTACAAGAATCTCAACCCATGCTGTAGAGAACACTTTAGTTAATCAATACATTGGCGATGCGATTGCTTGGACTTATCAGCTAGAAGGTCACGAGGTTTACGTTGTATCGTTTCCTACCCTTGATCTGACATGGGCATTTGATATTGCAACCGGTCTGTGGCATAAATGGCAATGGGTTGATAATTCTAATGTCTATCACAGGCACAGGGGTAATTGTGCGACTCAGTTTCAGGGCATTGTTTTGGTTGGAGATTGGCAAAACGGAAAGATTTACCAGCTAGACCCTAGTAATTACACAGATGATTCACAAGAAATTAGAAGACTGAGACGTACTCCTCATTTAACAACTGATCTGCAAAGGCAATATTTTGATGAGTTGCAGATACAGTTTCAGCCAGGTGTAGGTTTACAGGGGAATAAGACCAAGCCTAATACCAATGCAACTGCGGGAATTGCAATTGCTGGATTTGCGATAGCTGGTGGGTCGTACATTGCGCCTCCTGGTGTAAATCCACAGGCAATGCTCAGGTGGTCAAATGACGGAGGTTCTACTTGGTCTAATGAGCATTGGACAAGTATCGGTGCGATTGGTGCTTATCAGAACCGAGCCAGATGGAGAAGACTGGGATGGTCAAGGGACAGAGTGTTTGAAGTTGTGGTGACAGACCCAGTCAAAGCGGTTATTATTTCTGCCAACTTAAAAGCAAATGTTGGGGATAATTAATGAACAATACCTACGGCTCACCACAGAATAACCCTTACCCACAGACGGAGTTTTTAGACGGAACGACTAAAAGACCGACTAGGGCATGGCAACAGTTTTTTATTAATTTGTTAAATTTCAGCAGTTCGAGTACGGCAACTCAGGGGTCGGGGAGACTTCCAGCTTCACCTGTAGGCTTTATAAATGTGACTGTTAGCGGTAAGCCTTACAAAGTGCCTTACTACAATCCATGAGGTAAAAAAATGTACACAGTAGACGATCAAGGCAATGTTATAGATTCTAATAGTGGTGCTTTTATTGGCAACACTAGTCAAGGCTATTCTGTTGACGACAATGGTAATTTGAATACCAGTAATGTCGTTACCGATGGTTCTAGTGCTTTCTCTGGAAGCAATTTGACCATGCCTAGTGGCTCAAATTTATCTAGTCTTGCTAATGGAATTGGCTCTGCTGTAGGTGGTGTTAATTCTCTCAGCAATGCAATTGGCAATCAAAACCTTGCAGGACTTGCTGGAGCGACTTACCTTGGTAACGCACTTAAAAACTCTGCTAACAATATAGCGGGTTCTGCGACAACCAACGCTGCAAATATTGGTGCAAACGCACAGCAAAACATTGCTAATCTACAAAATCTGTATGGTCAGCAAACCCAACAATACAACCCTTACATCCAAACTGGAAACCAAGGTAACGCAGCTCTGCAACAGAATTTGCCTTATTTGTCTAGCCAGTTTACAAACGCAGACCTTAATTCTCAGTTAGCTCCTAATTACCAATTCCAATTACAACAAGGTTTAGGTCAAACGCAAAACGCTGCCAATGCAACTGGTGGATTGGTTGGAGGCAATGCGCTTCAGGGTTTACAAAACTACGCACAAAACTATGCCCAAGGTGCATATCAAAACGCTTTTAACAATGCTCAGTCGCAAAAGCAAAATATCTACAATACTCTTTCTGGCATAGCTGGAATTGGTCAAAATGCTCTTGGGGCGCAGTCTGGTCTTGTTAGCAACTTGGGTACTAACGTATCTAATATCAGTACAGGCGCTGCTCAGAATCAAGCGCAACTTGGATTGTCGGCTGCTCAAGCTGCTGCCTCTGGTACGACAAACGCTGCCAATGTCTACTCTAATGCTTTAAACCAAACTGCAAGTAATAATACTTTGGCTGCTTTGTTAAATAAACCTGGGGCATCTGGTGGTTCTATTGGCGGTTCTAGCAATCCTATTTCTGCAATTACCAATCCTATATCTCAAGCAGCAAGTGGAATTGGTGGATTAGTAAGTGGGGTTGAAGGTGCATTAGGTGCGGTCGGTAGCTTCTTTGGCTTATAGGAATAATTATGGCAACATTTGCAGTAGACACTTCTTTCTTAAACCAACCAGCGCCTAAACAACAAACATTAGGTGATTTGGTGAATATGGCTGGTGGTATACAGAATTACCAACAGGCTCAACAGTTAAATCCTGTTCAATTGGAAAATGCCCAAACTGTTTTGCAACAGAACAAACTTGGATTACAAAAGGCTCAAGCACTTATACAACCTGAAATTGAAGCAGGAAAATCAAAGGCTGAACGTGAAGTTTATGAAACTAAACAGAAATATGCTAATGAATTGAATGATGCAATGACAGGAATGATTCAAAGCAAATCAATTCAAGAAGGAGATGTGAACGGATTTATTGCTCATGTAGCAGATCAACGTGATCGTTTGATAGATCAAGGTATGCCAAAACATATTGCTGAAAGAGAATTTTCTAAAGTAATAAGTGCTGCAGTTGATCCCAAAAAAGGTTTAGATTTTATTAAACAAAATTTAGAAAATACACAAAGGGCACAAATTGGCGCACAAGGAAGACAAGCTCTAATTACTCCTCAATCTGCAACAATGCAAGGTCAACCTGTTGGTTTTGTCCCTGGTACAAATACTTATGTTCCATCAACAATTCAAGGTGAAAATGCGCCTGTACCAAATCAACAACAAGGGCAAGTTGCTCCTGTAAATCCAAATCAACCAAATAATTTAGGTCTAAATTTAGACTTTCCTGTTCGTAGTCAAAATCAGGCTTATGCACCATCTCCTCAAGAGGTTGTTGCTCGTACTGATGGACAAAAATTTAAAAATGACTTAATTAGTAGACAAAAAGATTTGTCTGTTGATCGTAGAAATTTGGATGAAACTCTTAAAACAATTGATGAATTAGAAAAAAGTGGTTTGCCTACAACTGGTGTATTAGGCTCAATAACTAGAGGAACTACAGGTGCTTTAGGTACTGAAACAGGTGTCAAATACAAGCAATTATCTAAAGATTTAGCCAATATACAAATTTCTAATTTAAAGGCTTCAGGCGGTTCAATGGATACAGTTGCTGGACAACAACTTCAAAGAATGGCAAACGGAGATGAAACTTATCCAACAAGTGTACTTAAAAATATTGCAATGCGTACTTATGCAGATGTAACTAATTTTGATATGCAGGCAACTGCAGCAGATAAATTTGCTAAAAAGTTTGGCGACGCTAACATGAACTCATTTAAGCAATTGTGGTCAAAAAATGCAGATTCTAATATTTTCCAAATAATTAACATTGCAAAAGATAATAAAATGTCTGTAAAAGAAAAACAAGACATGACAAATCAATTGCTTGGTATTGATCCAACTAAAATGACTCCTGAACAAATACAAAAAATCAGAAATAATTTTAATGACAAATATCAAAATTTACAAAAATTAACTAATACTGGATCAATCTGATGGATGATGTTAGCCAACTTATATTAGGTGGTGTACAACAAAAGTCTGATGTAACTCAGAACAATGTTGGCAACCTTAGACCAGTTGGTTCGTCTACTGGTTTTCAAAAATTCAATAGCCCAGAAGAAGGGATAAGTGCTTTAGATCAAAATTTACAAGCATATGGCAAGAAAGGTATAAATACAATTCGTGGTGTTGTTTCTAAGTGGGCGCCTCCATCTGAAAATGATACTGAATCTTATATTAAATTTGTTGCAAATAAGGCTGGTATTGATCCTGATAAGCCAATTGATTTAAGTAATCCTGCTCAAAGACATATTTTGAGTGGTGCAATTATGTTACAAGAAAAAGGCGCTAAAAACATATTTGGTGGACAAACTAAAACACCACATGATGATGTTAGTTCTTTAATTATGGGAAGTTCGCAACCTATAGAACAACAAGCTCCAACAAGCACAACTTCTAATATATTACAAAACGCTTTCAATATTAAAAAAGATATTGGAACAAGAGTAGTCAGCGGATTAGATGCTTTGTTAGGTATAGTGCCTCAAACCATACAAGCTGCAACTTATGCAAGTTCAAGGGCAGCACAAAGACCAGAAGAACAAGCAAATAAATTTTCTGAGAAAGCAGCATCTTATTTTGAGCCAAAATTTGGACAAGCATTAGGAGTTCAAAATACAGAAGCCTATAAACATCCTTTAGGGCAAATTCCAGCAAAAATTGGCGAATATATAAATCATTTATTCAATGTTGCTGGTTTAACTCCAGAACAAATATCTGAAAAAACAGGAGTTCCTGCATCAGATATAAGAAACATGGTTTTTACTGGATCAATGGCATTGCCTGGTCTATATCAAACTGCAAAAGAAGCATTGCCTGTTGTAGAAAAAATAAAAGGTGGTTCTAATATTGCGCCTAAAGTTGTAAACGAAACACAAGTTCCTAGTATGCAAAATGCTGGAGCTGCTGCTACAACTACAGCTTCAGAAGTTAAAGCAGCTTTGGCAGATGCGCCTGCAAGAGTTCAACAAGTTTATGCTAATGCTGACCCATCTGCTTTTACTGCAAACGATATAAAGGCAATCAACAACCACAAATTATTTGATAAATTTGGGGATATTCCTACAGCTGGTGAAGCATTGGAAGACCCAGCATTAATGTCTGAGGAACACAACACAAGAAATTTAGAAGAAAATAAACCATTATTAGAAAAATTTAATCAAAGAACTCAAAAAGTTTTAAATGGTTTTGATATTGTTAAAGAAAAAATTGCTCCAGAAGTTTACGAAACAACTCCTGTTAAAGCTGCAAATTTGACATTGGAAAAATTAGTTGCAGACGATGAAGCACATAAATCATCCATAAGAGCGGATTATAAAAATCTTGCTGATGCAAATGGTGGTGAATTACCTTTAAATACTAAAGGAATAATAGACAATGCTAATGCCGATCTTAAAAAGGCAAGAATTGTTACTGCGAAAACAAATTTTTTACCAACATCTGTACAAAATATTTTAGAAGATATTAAATCAGGGCCAATTACTTACGATGATTATGAAAATTATTTAACAATTTTGGGTAATGAATATCGTAAGGCAGTAACTGCAAACGATGGTAATGCTGCTCATGGCATTAGATTGGTTCGTAATGCTTTTGAAAATACTGAAATGGCTGGTAAAAATGCTGAAGTAAATGCTTTAGCAAAAAAAGCTCGTGCCAATGCAAAAGCAAGATTTGACAAATTAGACCCTAAAAGCAGTAAATACATTCCAGCTTATGATGCTGCCGTCAATGGCGATATAAGAACAGAAGCAGAAAAAGCTGCAGGAACAACTCACCCAGCCGCCAATACTTTTATTGAAAAACATTACAACGATAAAACTCCACAAATTTACTTAGATCGTTTAATTAATGAAATAGGTCGTGATAGTGCAGAACATCAGGGTTTAAATTCCGCATTAATTGATAAATTCAAAAATGCTGCAGGCCCTAAAGCAAATCAAGGCCCATTAAATAAACAAATCAAACAAGTCTATGTCAATAATTTAGATACTATGTTTGGGCCTGAAAAAGCTAGAGAATTGCACGACTTGGCTGATTACGCTCGTAAAACAGATCATACTGCCATACCTGGAAATTATTCTAATGTTTCTAGTAGTGGTATGGTTGTTAATGCAGGGCCTATTGGACAAGCGTTTGAAAAGGCTGGATCAATGGCTGCAAATGCTATAGAACAAGGAATCAATTTAAAAACAGGTTTACCTTTAGGAACAATTGGAAGATCGTTTCTTAAAGGCGATGCAGAGAAAAAAGCAGCAGAAGCATTGGCAAAACAAAAAGCAGAGAAGTTGGCAAAAACTTTATCACCAACTGCAGGAATCCGAAACTTATCTGATCTAGGAAAAACAAAATGAGTTACTTACTTTCACCTGTTGGTAATGGCGTTGCATTTTTTAACAACGTAGGCATACCCTTATCTGGAGGGCAGATAAACACTTACCAAGCTGGGTCTACAACTCCACTTACAACATACACAGATTCAACTGGAACTGTAGCCAACTCAAATCCTATTGTTTTAGGGACAAGTGGCAGACCTCCAAACGAGATTTGGTTAAACAGCGGATATTCATATAAGTTTGTCTTATCTGATGCTTCAAGTAATGTAATAGCGACATACGACAATTTATATGGTATTCCGAGTTCTACGTCTTCAAGTTCTACTTTGCCTAGTGGATCAATTATTCTTTGGTCAGGCTCTATCGGTTCTATTCCTAGCGGATATTATTTATGTAATGGCTCAAATGGCACACCAAATCTACAAGACACATTCATTGTCGGTGCAGGAAACTCTTATAGTGTTAACGCAACTGCTGCAGTATTTAGTTCAGGTTCAAGCGCACCTAATTACTATGCTCTTTGCTATATTATGAAGTCATGACCATGAGCGATATTGATATGTTCAAATATGGTCAGCTGGTAGCGACTGTAGAAACTCTTGAGAAAAAGATTGACAAATTAGAGGCATCTGTTTGTCATTTGGTTGAACTTGCCAATAAATCAAAAGGTGGGTTTTGGGTGGGCATGATTGTGGTATCTGCAATCAGTTCTTTTGTCGGTTTTGTTGTCCATTACATAACGGGGAAATAAAATCGACCCCTTTACCCTTGCAATGATGGCTTTCTCTGCTGTAAAAAGCGGAGTGGCTGCCTATAAGGAAATCAAATCTACAGGCGGTGAAGTAGTCAAAATTGTCAATGAGTTGGGTGGTGCGCTTGGTAGTTTTTTTGACCATCAAGAAAAAGCGCATAAGGAAGCGGAGGAACAGAAAAAGAATCCTCCCAAGGGTAAGTCATTACAAGCTATTGCTTTAGAGAATGTACTGCGTAGAAAGCAATTAGAACAGGCTGAGTACGATCTGAGGCAGATGTTGGTATATGAATCCCCGCCAGAACTCGGTGCAGTATGGACAGAATTTGTTGCGGAACGTCAAAAATTAACGACAGAACAAGCAAAACATAACGCTATATTAAAAAAAAAGAACAAGCTAACGAAAGAAGAAGAGCTGAAAGGCTGGAAAAATGGAATATTAGAATTGCAATTTGTGTTGCGGTCTTGGTGGTCATCCTCACATTTGCAGTATTAATGTATGAGATTAATCAAGATTACAAAAACAAGAAAAGCGGACAGGACTGGCACATCATGTTTATGAAACACTATTATGACGACTCAATAAACGCAGAATGTGAGCATTTATTCAGACAGACA